GGGGCTTCGGTCATGTCCCCGTCAGTAGTTATCTGGCCGCGAGCACCCAGACGTACCCCAGTCACATAGCGAGCATTGGCCGCAGCCTGGGTAAAATAACGTGCGTCAAAATTTGCGTAGTTTCCCGGCTGAATAACACCACCTCCGTAAATATTCCCGGAAAAGCCCACATCGTGCCCAAACTGGCATTTTCCTGTTGCCACATCGACATAGAACGGACGCAGTGAGTTATAACCACCGTAAATATCATTTTTATTTGTCACCATCAGGTAATGCCTGATGCCGTCATTTCGCCAGAAGACGCCATAACCGTTGTAAGCAATACGGAAGTTATCAGGCTTTGTGGCCTGGTATTCCGCGCTGCTTCGCAATGGCCCGGTGATATTCAGGCTGCCTGTGTGGGTCAGCAATTCCGACCAGTCTTCCTCAAATCCAAATCCGTCACGGCTGCTTCGATACCATACGCCCCGATTTTTATAATCGAATTTAAACTGGGCGGCACGGGTGCTGCCCACGCCTGAGTTAAGATGAAAAACTAACTGAGAAGCGCCGCTGAGTTGCAGAAGATATGCGCCGCTTCTGGCATTCCAGTCAGGGGGGTTACTACCGCTCCCGGAAAGCCCATCCTGTATGGCATTGACATCGGCCGCTGTGGGCTTATTCCCCGTGTGGTAAATTTCGTACCACGAATTCCACACCTTTGCGTCACCGTTACGCGTTCTGAAAGCAATCCTTTCCCCCGCGCCGCTGTATGAAGCGGAAATAGTGACGTTATAGCCACTCCCTGCACCTGAAAAATTTAACTGCGAGCCTGTAAAGGGCGGGGCGTTCGGGACATTGCTGTATACAAAACTCGTCGCATTTGCGGGAAGATCGTTAGCATCAGCAACGTTACCCGTAGACGGGTCACGCTGTGCCCTGATATTGGTTACAGCCAGTGCTTTCACGTCTTCCGCAGAAAGGTCAAAATCATCCGTCAGCGCGTGCCCGTTAATTTTCCGTTTGTTTGGCACCGCGTTAACAATGCGTGAATCGTCGCCCGCTGCCACCATTCCGGCTGCGGCGCCAACATCCAGCAGCGCCGCTCCTTTCAGCTTTAGCGCTTCTCGCGCTTTAGGAATGCTGTCTAAATCAGACAGATTCCTGTCTTTACGGGCGTAGGCGCTGGCTCCGCCCTGGTCAGCCAGCGAACCTTTAGGCCGCAGGTCCGTGACGGTTCCGGCAGCGTCAATGCTGGCCACCGCAAACACGTAGTGCTGACGGCCATCTGCCACGTAATCCGCCAGGCTGGCGGCAACCTTAATCGCCGTCTCAACGGCCCAGACGCTGGTCAGCGTTCCCTTAAAACAGACGTCCAGCCAGACTTTGACGGGCTTTGTGGTCACGGTCAGGGGCTGACTGGCGGCCAACTGCGTGCGCAGCCCGGCAACATATCCCATGCCCGGCGCGATGCTGTAACTGCTGCCCGATTTCGTCACCAGGTAGCCGTTATCAAAAAAGGCCGCCGCGCCATAAATATCAACGTTCTCAACCCGCTGGCGCTCATCCACACCGCCCAGGCGGGCAGTAAAATCAATCTGCCACGTTTCGGCGGGCGTGGTGATCTGCGTCTCAGCCTGCGCGCCGCTGTACTCCATGACAAAAGAGCGCGTTAGCACGTTGCCCTGCTGCCCCGCTGCATTTTTTACCTTCTGCTGCACCGGAGCATGAACAATCATCGCCACGGTGTTGGTGGCTTTGTTAATCAGGCCAATCCAGTTGAATGCAAAGTCGCCCACGTCAGCGCCCAGCGTGACGGAGTACGCCACCGCGTTTTCATTGATAACCCCGGCCTGACTGACGTCCTGACGATGCACAATCTGCGCGGCAGGCGGCAACCCTTCGCTGCGGTTGATTGGCGCAGCCGGATCGAGGCCTGGCACGTTGGCCAGTACGAACCCGTCCAGCAGCACGGGTGCACCGCTGACGGCCTGCTGTGCTTTCCACTGTTCAAAGGCCAGCGTGATAATCGTCTGAGACATCCTAATCCCCCAGTTTTGCGCCAAACGTGGCGCGGTTAGTGGCTGTTGCGGCCAGCGTGCTGGCGGTGTAAACGAGGTATTCCCCGCCGTACCATCCGGCGCTGATCGCAATGTTATTCGCCGTAATCACTTCGAACCGGTAGCGGCGACAGGTGCGCCCGTACTGCTGAATAATCAGCATGAGTAGCTCTGGGTTTTCAGACAGCTGGCCGTCCGTGACCCGGACGGTAATCACGTCCCAGTCAATGCCCGGCTGGCGCTCCTGCAGTTCGACGTAACCAATCCCCAGCCGCCTGAAAATAGCGATAAACCCGGCCACGGATCCCGCGTCACGCGCATTGATAAAGGCATACGCCACGCGCCTGCGATACAGCGCCAGCCCCTCACCGTTGAACCGGGTAATATCGCGCTGCCACGCCAGCAGCCCGAGCAGCGACTCGCTACAGGTCAGCGGATCAAACTGGTTTAGCGGCCAGTTAACCCAGCTCCAGACCTTCTCCCAGAATCTGCGGGCCGCCCGCAGCAGTGCGGCAGGCTCACCGCGATTCATCCAGGAGGGCAACGTCATCCCGGCCAGCATTTTTTTAAAATCAGTCATGTTCAAGGCTCAGCGTCAGCGACGACAGGCGCGGCACGCTCAGCCCGCTCACGATGTCGTCCAGTGAAAATTTCAGCGAATCCACCACCGGAAAGGTTTTGTGGATCTCGCGACCAAGGTTTGAGAAGGAAAAGCGCGAATACGGCCACGTCTTCAGCACGCTGTAATTGCCGTTTTCACGAAATGCGCAGCGGATAAGGTTTTCAACGCCGCCCAGCAGCTCCGCCCGGCCCTCTGCCGTCATGTTGTCCGGGTTTGTGATAAACACCTTCACGGTCAGCGCGTGCTGCGTTTCCGGCATGGCCATGCACTGCATATCGTCGCCGTGGCCGTGATGTCCCTGCGTATTCACGTAGTCATTAACCGCATCGATAAAAGGCTGAGACGTTACGCCGCTGTCCAGCAGCAGGTAAGCGTTAGCCGTTCCCGGCCCGCGTGGGGCATCGTGCAAAAAGAAAATTCTGTCAGTGCTCAGCCCCACCACCCCGGCGATCATGCTGCGGTACACCGCGTCAGTGTGATAACTGCCTACCAGGTTGAACTGATTGCGGGCGCGGTCCCTCAGCTCGTCGTCAGACTCTTCATCCGCACCCGGTGACGTCAGCCAGTCTTCGCCGTTTTCAACGCGGGCGATCCCGGCCACGGCTACGGGTAAAATCCGGTAGTAGCCCGGCGCAAGGTTCCACGCTCCGCCCGTGCCGGAGGCCGTCACCGCAATCTGCGCATCCGCCTGGCCACTCTCGATAGTCACATCGCTGATGGTCGTCAGGGCGTACACCACCCCGTTAATGCGCTCAGTCTGGACAACCGTTCCGGCCTTTACCGTCACCATGCTTTTTGCATCCTGCTTGATGAAGCGGATCACACCCTGCGCTGCGGTGGCGGGCTTCGGCGTGATGTTCACCGCCCACGCCAGCAGCCGCAGCATGGAACCGCTGGCGGTGGCCAGAAACATGCTGGCCATCACCGTGGTGGCCAGGGCTTTTATCAGCCACATGACCGGGGTAATCACAATCGCCGTAATCAGCCGCCAGAATGGTGACATGCGCGATGTATTGGTGATAATTCCCTCGCTCTTAACGATGGCGTCAAACTCCTGCCGCACGGCGTCAGCAGTGACCGGGACGCCGTTTTGTTTCAGCACCTCGGTGAAATCCACCTCTGGCTTATTGTTCACAGCGTCACCCCCGCGCTAATCGTTCCGAATTCGTAGGTTTGCGCGGTCACAAATAACCGCTTCGCGCTTTCTTCCTCAATAACCACCGTGCCGGGAATAATTCGCTCATCACTTTCAACCAGTAATTCCAGCTGCGTGAATATGTCCGCACGCAGTATCGGGCCGCGCTCCGCTATCAGCTCCACAATCAGCCCGGACTCAATAATGGCGTGGACGATATCCTGTCCAATACTTTGCTGGTTATTACAGGTAACAGGCTCGTTACCCGTATTGAGCGAGAAATTACCGTCATTAATCAGCAGGTCGATATACAATAAATCCGCCATCAGTTCATCTCCTGCCATTCCATTAACTGCCCCGGCGTCATTCCGTTCACGGCGTTAATTTCGACTTTTTCAATGCGCCTGCTGTTATCCGTGACGCTCTTATTATTACTGGAGAGCGTTTTATTAATTCCGCCCTTCTCCAGATTATTCAGGCTTCCGCCCGTTGACAGCGTGTTATCAATCACCGGGGGCTGCGGGTCCGGCACGCCGCCGATTAAATCAATATCAATACCGGGGATCATATTGAGTTTTTCAATCAGCCAGTTTAATGAACTCATGGCGGTGCGCTTCACCGAAGCCCAGACGTTGCCGAACACGTTCATAATGCCGCTGGCCACATTCCCCAGCGTTTTCATAATGGAGAAATTTTGCAGCAGCGCGATAAAGCTGTTCCACCCCTCCGTGATGAATGCCCAGGCTTTTGTAAACACGCCGCCCACCCACGCCACTGCACTGGCCACCACCTGAAACGCGCCGATTTGCATGATTGCTGCGGTTACCCGGCCCCACGCGCCAGTCATGAGCAACTCCAGGCTTTTCCAGCCATCAGCAATAAACGCCCATGCCTGTTTAAACACCCCGGCCACCCACGCCACCGCGCTGGCCACCGCCTGAAACGCGCTGGTATTCATGATCGCAGCTTTTATCTTGTCCCAGTGTGTGACCAGCAAATAACAACCTGCAACCAGCAGCGCAATCGCTCCGATAATCAGCAGAATAGGCCAGCTCATAAAGTTGATTGCCACGCCGGAAGTGATTGCCGCCATGCGCACGGCCAGCATCACCCCGCGCAGGGTTTTCATGATGAAGTTAAACGCCACCACCGCTTTTTGCGCCACCCACAGCGCCGCCGTATAAGAGCGAACCACGACAACCAGCAGCGCCCATACGCCCCTCAGCCCTCTGACGATAAACCCGGTAACGCCCATGACAACGTTAGCCCCTGCACCCACCGCCGCAAAACTCAGCACCGCCATCGCCGCGTAGCCCACCACGCGGGCGATGTTGGGAAACATCTGCATCCAGCGTGCGAAGGTCTGCCCCATATCCGCCAGGCGGTTGAGCAGCGGATAGATAACCGGTATCAGCGTCAGGCCAATCACGCGGCGGATGGCCGTCAGGATTTCCATAAAGCGATCCCATGGCTTAACCATCTTGCTGGCCATCTCCTGCGCCCGCTTCAGCCCGTCACTGCCGCCCAGCTCGGTGATGTTACGCTGGAGCACGTCAACATTGCCCCACAGCTGCTTGACCACCGCCGAACTGTCCCCGAAAGCCGCATCAAGCTCGGCCTGCGCCTTAAGATTCCCCTCAATGCTCTTACCGTATTTGCCCTGTAGCTTGATGAGCATTTCCGGCATCGAGAGCATCTTCCCGGCTGAGTCGCTGAAGTTCAGCCCCAGCTTTTTTGCCCCTTCCGTGGCCGTGGTCATGAACCCTTCATAAGCGCTGCTGGCTTCCGTGCCCAGCGTGCGGCGCAGCTGGCCCATGACGGCCATCTGTTCATCAATCCCGATCCCGAAGTTGGAACCCACCCCGCGCGCGCCCTCCATCAAATCCTTGATAGCGGCCATGTCCGTGCCAAAGGTGTTTTTCATGTACGCCATCTTTCCGGCCAGCTCGTCAGCAAACTGCACCTTACCAACCTGGTCCGCATAACTTTTAAAGTTGGCGAACATCTGCCCCATAAACTCAGCGGACTCTGCCGCCGTTCCGCCCACCGCTGCGGCGATGATGTTTGCCGTGCGGGTCAGCTGCGGCAGCTCCTTAGCTGTCAGTCCGGCAATCGAGGCATTGATATCCCCGGTAGACTGCACGAACTCCACCGCGCTGCGCCCGTAGGTCATGGCGAAGGTGTTCGCATCACGCTCGATGGTTTTCAGTGCGCCGCTGTCAATACCCCGCGCCGCCTGTTCCTGTAGCGTGTCGTACATTTCAATCGCCGGACCCAGCGCCCCTTTTATGGCCAGACCGACTCCCAGCAGGCCCGCACCACCCACGGCGATGCGCTGGAATGATGCACGGGATTTATCCGCGAATGACGTCACCGACCCCTGCGCCTGTTTTAATGGCCGGGTGATTTTGTCGATCAGCGATAAGGTAAATTCCAGTGATTTCATTCTTTGCCTTTAAATGCCAGCGCCACGCCGTTAGCCACAGAAATACGCTGATATTCCCAGTGCCGATTATCCAGCCACAGCGCGGCGGCGAGACTGTCCTCACTATTATCCTCATGGGGTAAATAGTGACGCCGCAAAATAACGTATTGTTCGAGTCCGTTAGATTCTATATTACGGACCCGCTCGGTTAGTTTTTTACCGTGATTTCCAGCTCTGGCGTATATTCTTCCAGCAGCTTACCGACAATCTGAAGCGTAGCGCCGGGCATTTCCATAAACTTCAGCAAGGCTTCTTTACTGTCGGCGTCAACGGTGCGAACCAGAAAATTATGCGCCGGGGCAACTTTATTATTCATCGCCACTTCGTTGATGTATTTATTGTAAGTCGCCATATCAGGATTAAAGGTGATATCCACGCCCGCGATATTCAGTACAATTGATTTAGCCATTATTAATTTTCTCTCTCAGTAAAATTTCGTCGATTAGCTGGTTATGTCGCGCCGCGCACTGGCTGTAAAACTCCAGATAAATTAACAGCGCACTGGCGGCACTTTTTCCGTCATTTCCCGCGAGGCGCGGAAGCTGAAGCGGACATTTGGTTATCATGCTCTCCTGAAAGGGCACGCTCTGCCTTTTCGGTGGCGGTGTTGAACAGGCTGATATAGTCAGCAGACAGACAATCGTTAGCAAAAACTGGCCGGGCCAGCTCCGCGTAAATCTCTTTTGGCGGCGCATTGCGCAATGCCTCCAGCTTGTTTTCCAGCGTGCGGGCTGACTGGCTCGCGATGGACGTTGCCGCCTCTGCCGCCCTGCTGCCCGCTTTTTCGGCAGCGCGTTCCGTCACCAGATCGATGCTGTCGCGCTGCCACTCCTTCGCCTGCCACCCCGCACCGAACGCCAGCAGCAGGGCCAGCGTATAGAACAGCGTACTGCGGGCCATCAGCGCACCCCGTTGTGCTCAAGGCTGAAGTGGTTTCCGTCAGGGTTAGACTTAAAGCGCCCGCCCCAGCTGCCCCCGATAGATTCCCAGAACTCGCCCAGCGCCCGGTAATCCTCAGTGCGGGTTTTATATTCGCCGTTAATGAACAGGTTGAAGTCCACCGCCAGGCGCTGCGTGTGCAGGCTGTTGCTGATGCCCGTTCCCTTGCCTGCATTGATGCGTGCCTGCTCCGGAGTGCGGTACGCCTCGCCAAAAGTCAGGCGCATCCCGTTCTCTCCGGCAAAGTTAATCAGCTGCGCCACAAGCGCGGTAAACAGCTGCTGTTTTTCGCTCAGTGTCATACTGGTTTTTTCCCCGTCAGTAACGTACTGCCCTTACGTTTAAGCCACAGCTCAATAGCCTGGTGGCCAGCAATACCCAACCCGGACCCGATACCCAGAATGGCCGTCAGCGAAAGGCCCGGTATCCACACCAGCACAGCTCCTGCCACCATTGAGGCCGCCGACCCCAGAATAATCCGCCCAATGAAAAGGCGGGGGGTAACCTGCTCAGGGCTTACCAGAAGGTTTCCCAGTGCGATCAGTGCGCCCGTAAACAGCAGCAGCAAAATCGCCATGACGCCTTTTTCTTCCTGCATTTAACGCCCTTAACTAATCAGGTTTTCCGTGACGTCCGATTCCAGATACGGCACGCCGTTAATGTTGACGAACTTCGGATCGGTCACGAAGTATTTAATTTTATGGGTAGTGATAGCGCCGCCCTTCGGATCGAGATCCAGAACGTTGCTAAGTACCAGCTTGCAGCCGAACGCCTCCACCTTGTTTTCTTCCGTTCCGGCCTTTGCATAGAACAGAAAATCAACCGGGGAAATGCCGCGCCACGAACCCGCACGGCGGGCGATGGCAGTCAGCTGCTGTAGCGTTTTGCTGCTCACCTCCACCTCTCCCTCCGCGCCTACATCCCCGGCCACGTAGCCGTCCGGCACGCCCTGCGTCTGCACGGCGGCGGTGTTGTCAGTGATGTCCAGGCTCACTTTCTCAAAGTGAACCAGCTCACCGTCCATATGCACATCAAAAGACTGACCCGATAAACGCTGTGTCATGCCTGCGCCCCCGTAGTATCAAGACTGGTATCCAGCATCAGGCTCACTGTGATTTGCTTCGGACATTCGACCGGGCGGATCACCAGATAGATGCTGACCTTAGTCGGTGACGTCCACACAATGCTCACGTCACCGTCACGCGGCGATTTCACCTCACCGGGGAACCGCACGCCGTTAATCAGGCTGGCCGTCGACATTTCCCGCAGCGGTTTCGCCATGTAAAGCTGTGCGGCGGCCATACTCGACGGCGTGGAGTTAAGCGAACGGTCAGCAATGCGGGCAATCGCCAGCAGCCTGACGCGCCGCGCCACTTTGTCAGCGATGCGCAGGTACTCAATCGCCTGATAGTCCCCCCCTTCCGCGTCCAGGGTGCGCCCGTCCGCCCAGTACATCCCGTCATAGTCGGAATACCACATCGGCACGCTGAAGCGCTTCGCCTCCAGCGCCTGAAGCGTGGCCAGATCCAGCGCCACCCCGGTGCCGTCAGGCGGGTAATCATCCTGCCCCAAATCGACCACCGCGCCCGTTTTCACGCGGGCGGGACTGTCGGCAATGGTCACGGCCCGGTTACACAGGCGGCCAGCCAGCACGCCCGGCTCATGACCAAAAAGACGCGGCACCAGCTGAACGCCCGGCGCGGCAATGCCATCCTGCAGGGCGCTCATGCGCTCCAGATAATCCGCCCAGGCTTCCTCCGCCTGCGGCCCCTGCACCGACAGGATGAACCACACCCAGCGGCTGAACTTCGCCAGCAGCGTGGCGCGGAGAGCAACTGCCTCGTTAATCGGGGCTTTGTCACTGACGTCATCCACCAGTACCACACCCTCCACAGAAGCCACCTTCTGCGCCGCCAGCACAGCATCCACCCAGGCACCATCCTCCGCATCGTCAGCCAGAACATGTACGTAAGCCGCCCAGTTCTGCCCGGCGTTGCTCATCGCGGCCTGCACGTTGCGCTTTAAAACCGTATCGGCTGCACCCAGCAGCACGTCAAAATCACTCTGGGTATTTACCGCCAGCGTTTTACCCTCGTTTGCAGCGCCGCGACCGACAAAAAGAACGCAGCGCTCAATTTCGTTCGTCTCGCCCTGCAACTGGTTAAGCTGGTTTACCGTAGCGTTAGGCCACATTAAACACCTCCCCTGATATCCTGTGCGCGGACGTCCGCCCCGTAGCCGATGGCCTGAAGCTGACGCGCCAGCGCCTTGTTAAAATCATCGCTGCTCATCCCCACGAACTGACGGGCCGGCAGGTCAATAGTCCACGCTGATTTACTCGCCTTGCCGCTGAGTTTTCGGATCAGCAGCCCGGCCTGTGCGTACTTCATTGTTTCCGTAATTTCTTTCAGTGGCGGCTTGCGCCATCGCACGCCGCGTTTGACCTTGTAGCCCAGCTTGCGCAGCTTTTTGGCCTGCGCGGGGCTGGCCATCCGGCCCGGATCGTTACGGGATACCGTCTTGCCCGCCCGGACCGTTGTTTTCATGCCCTCCTGGTGCGCGTAGCCCACCACCCCGGCATTCACACCGCCGTAGTTCCCGCCCCGCAGGTAGAGCCGCACGGCGTCAATCTCAGGCATTTCCCGGATGTGCAGCAGGCCCGGCAGGTTGCGCAGCATCTTCCCCCTGCGCCGGGTCTTACGGCCCTGCCACGCCGTGCCGTCCGGGGCCTGCTGGTTGCGCACGTTGCGCTTTGCGGCGGGGATAACGCCGTACTTCGCCATTCGCCAGATAAAGCGCTGGCGCTTCTTCTGCGGCAGGTCCAGCGCGGCAATCTCGCGGCGCATCTCCTTTAGCTGCGCGGCGTTTATCTCCGCACCCAACAGGCTCATTCATCCCCCGTGCTGGCTTCGCTGCCGTCAGCGCCAAATACCTGCGCCGTGAGTGCCGTCCAGATAACCGGATCTGAAAGCCGCCAGCGCTTACCATCCAGTGGGATGGGCCCTTTTTCGTCTTCCACTATCACCAGCTCTTCAGCCATCGGGACGGTCACCACCACCATGGATGTATTGTCGTCAATCACCCCGATATCCCAGTCAGGATCGGCATTGGTAATCCCTACCTGCACAAGCAAATCCCGTTCACTTCCGGCCAGCCACGCATCAAGCAGTGACATCAGCAGGCGAGGATCGCACTCCCGGTGTGGGAAACGGTCCCATGACAGCACCGCGTCATAGCGAATAATCGACTGCCGGTACTGCCCCAGCCCGTAATCTTTCGCGGCGGGGATAGTCTTCATCGCGTCGATTTCGCTGCTGAAAGAGAGCATGGCCCGCTTCGGCATGTTGCTGGTGATAAACGCCGTCAGTGAATCAATCTGGCTCATATCTTTTTCACCGTGGCCCGTTTCAGTCCCTTAATCAGACGGATCGCAATGGATGATTCCGCCAGCAGTCCGTTGCGCGTTTCATCGCTCTCCTGTCCCGGATGCGACTCGCGGCGGCCAACGGACGCAAACTCGCCCATAAGGTCCGCTTTTGCCCTGGCATACACCGCCTTTTTGTACTGGGCGCACAGCTGGTTTTGTCCTGCCATCTGCACGCCTGGCACCGCCTGCGCAGTGGCAAACCCATTGCCCTGGTGTTTCTCCTGCACGCTGGCCAGATCGCCGTTGACCTCTCCGGTGGCGGCAAGTAGCGCCTCTGCCACGGTCTGCGCGTCCATATCTGCCGGGATAGCGCGTGCCCGCTGGAAATCAGCCAGGTTCATATCCGGCCAGAAACCGTTATTCGTCAGCGGTTCGTCCTGGTACTCAATCGGTTTGCCGCTAAACATTCAATTCTCCCGAAAAAAGCGGGCTGACCGGGGTCCACGGCACATTGCGTTAGCTCTGCCCTCACCCGCGCCCGCTCGGCTTGCGGTAGTCGTTATGGCTGATTGCTCAGCGAACGGATGCGGGCAGCGATGGTTTTACGCATGGTCCCCACACCCACTTTTTTGTGACGGGATTCAGCGGCGGCCAGCAGCGCGTCCGCTTTTTCCAGTAGTTCCACATCGTCGTGCGCGGTGGCGCGGGCCTCGCCCTTGCCGTCCCGCAGCAGCATCAGCCCGGCAAACTTGAACCATTTGGCCGTGATTTCCTCATGCAGCCGCCAGTGCTCCGTCACCTTTTCAAAAGTGCGTGAGAAATACGGCTCAATGCTTTCACCGCGGGCCAGCGTTTCTTCTGACCAGGCCAGCACGGTATCCGCCACGAACGCCGGGAACGTGCTTTTGATATCGTCCGGCGTGGGCTGCCCCTGGCTAATGGCTATATCGGCCAGATCGAGCGCCTGCTCAAAGTCGCCCACGTCAAACAGCCAGATAACGCACCAGGCAAACACCGGGTTGCGGTAGTTCTTCCCGCCGTCGATATACTCGCGCACGGTAGGCATCCATCGAGGCAGCAGATCGTTACGCTTCATCTCGATGCGGTCAGCGATGGTCGGCTGTGACCTCACCCGCTCCAGATCTTCATTCAGGGCCAGCAGCTGCATGTGCAGGCTGGTCGCGCTGTTGATGGCTTCCTGCTTTGCCAGCTTTTGTTCCATCTCAATACGCCTGTTATGGCGCTGTGCGGGTGAAAGTCCCATTCCTTAGCCCTCTACTGGTGGCGAAACATTGCCAATGGTCACGGCTTTTTCGTCAATTGCCGCATACAGCTCCGGCACTTCAACCGCGTAACCCTCATTGCGCAGGTATTTGTTTTCGTACTGCTTACGGTCCTCAACAAACTCCGCCTTGCGCTGGCGGGTGCCGCGCTGCGTGTAGATATGCAGGTTACTGAGCGGCGTCACCACCATGCGCTTGCCGGGCATGAACGGCGGCACAATTGCCTTGCGGCCCGCGATTGTGCTGTCCAGCATCTGCGCGGCGATCTTCTCAGTCGGGCGGTCAGCTTTCTGGTACAGGCGGTACTGCTCAGCGGCCACCAGGTCAGCACCAACCAGCACCACCAGACGCGGATCAGTGCGGTACTGCGCCGGGATTTTGCTGCTGATAAGGTCAGAGGCCATCGCATCCAGTGATGCATAATCTCCACCCTCGCCCAGGGTCACGGCATCGGTGAGGATTTGCTTGCCGTCTTCAAAATCCTCCATGCGCTTATGCCAGCCGATATTGACGTCTTCACCGTTGGGGTTAGCTTCTGCGTCTGTGGTTTTGGCCACAGAGGTGCCGTTAAAGCCAATGCGCAGCTGGTCGAGCGCAAACGCCTGGTTTGAAAAGGTCTGCACCAGCTGGAAAAATTCGTTTTCGTCGCCCGCGTTGGCCCACAGCGACAGCAGATCCCAGCGCAGCGCGGCGCAGGAGTCCGTTTCAACCAGCTTGTATTGATTGCCTTCAACGCCCACGCGCCGACTAAAACGCCCGTTCTCACTGCGCCCGGTATGCAGTACAGCAGACCCCACGGACACCACCTGGCCGGACAGCTGATCGACATCAGCCACGGTGATCAGGTTAAGAAACTCCACGGACTCCAGCAGCGCCTGACGTAACGTTGTTTCCTGCGGGTCGCTCAGCGAAAAATAGCGATTGGGCTTATTAACGCCGTAACTCTCTGCAAGACCTGCTGCATAGGCGTTAATAAACTGTTCCGCTCGTTTATTTAATTTCATCAGATTCCCTCTCGCCCTGTGGCGAAAAAATCATTAATACGAACTCCGGCAATAAAAATTACAGGAATTTAAATCGCGATACTGGCTCATTCTTTTTAGTGCCATAATTTCGGCGCGGCATCGTGGTGACTTTTTTATCCAGCTTGTTAAAGTTCTTAACAATATCGGAGACGTTATCGCGCAGCACCGCAAAATCTTCGGTATCCACGACTTCTTTCACCGTATCCAGATCTTCCTGCGTGTCAGAAAGCTGGGATTCAATTGCCGCAACGCGGGTTTCCAGATTGTTTAGCGCATCAGCCAGAACCTGAAGCTGATCCGGCTCATCACCTGTAGGCTCTTCGGTATTTTCTTCAAAGTGTTTAGGCTTAATACCAAAATAGCTCTGCCAGTTAGGTTTTTTCATTTCGTTATCCTGTTCAATGCCTTTCCGGCTCACGCGGCAGGCGTAATAACCGGGGTTAGATTTCCTGCGTTTATTAAATCGCAGTCGGGTAGTTCCCACACTGGCCGGGGTATCGGTAACGGCCAGCCCTTCAAGATAGCTTCGCCCCGTGCCGCGCCAGTTGCCGTCTGGTGTCAGCTCCACTGAAAAATAAATCAGCTGGTCGCGGCTGTTTGCGTCCAGCAGATACGCATTAGGCCGCAGCTGAACATACAGCCTCACCAGCCCGTCATCACCTTCCTGCCACATTGCGCAAAGCACTTCGCCAAAATTGCCGAAATCTTTTTCATGTTCAGGCCAGATTAATGCGCCGTATAACTTCGGGTCATAGGTTTCAGCAGCATCAATAAGCCACTGCCTTTCTAATTTCCGCTTATCTACGGTATCTCCTTCTGTAGCAACACAAAGCCAGTCAGTGCGTAAATGCGACATTATTTTTCCTGATTGCTTGATGCGTTCCAACGAAATGAATTATTCACCATCACAACACCCGGCGCACCCCTTTAAATTCGTTTGCATTCGGCTAACGCCTCTTTATCGAACCCACCCGAATAACACCACCATATTTATATAAATTAACCCTGCATAATAGAGACTATGGCTAAATACAGTGATGAATTAAGAGGCGTTGCGCGTGCGCTTTATTTGCGACGACACACGCCTAAAGAAATTGCGACCGATTTAAATCTGCCGAATGCGCGGATCGTTTACTACTGGGCGGAGAAATTCGGCTGGGCCGATTTACTCAGCCACGAAAGCACAGAGGAGGCAATAGAGCGCCGCTGCCAGCTGCTGGCGCAGCGGGACGGCAAGACTGACCTTGAACTAAAGGAACTGGACCTTTTAATCGCCCACAGCACCAAGCTGCGGGCGCAGGCAAATAAGCATAAGGAGAAGCTGGCAGAGGCACGCGGGCGCGGCGGCTCCGGCTCCGGCTCGGGCTGCGGTGAAGATGAGGACGGCCAGCCGCGCAAGAAACGCCAGTATAAGAAGAACGACATCAGCGGGCTGAATCAGGACGACTTTGACGAGTGGGCCAAAGAGTATCTTTTTGGCTACCAGAAACACCTGCGCCTCAACATTGGCCAGCAGGTGCGCAACATCCTCAAAAGCCGCCAGATCGGTGCCACCTGGTATTTTGCGTTTGAAGCGTTTGAGAATGCCGTGCTGACGGGCGACCCGCAAATTTTTCTTTCCGCGAGTAAGGCGCAGGCAGAGGTGTTCCGCTCGTACATTGTGAACATCGCGGAGCAGTATTTTGGCATCACGCTGACGGGTAATCCTATCCGGCTGAGCAACGGTGCGGAACTGCGCTTCCTGTCCACTAACAAAAACACCGCGCAGTCCTACAGCGGGCATCTGTACTGCGATGAATATTTCTGGGTGCCGAACTTTGCACGCCTGAACGAAGTGGCCAGCGCCATGGCCACGCACGATAAATGGCGCACCACGTACTTTTCCACGCCATCGGCCAAAACCCACCAGGCCTATCCGTTCTGGACCGGGGAAGAGTGGAAGCTCGGCAGCAAAAAGCGTGCGGCGACCACCTTCCCGAAATTCAGCGAACTGCGTGACGGCGGGCGGCTGTGTCCCGATGGCCAGTGGCGTTACGTCATTACCCTGGAAGACGCGATCAAGGGCGGCTTTAACCTCGCCAGCATCGATAAACTGAGGAACCGGTATAACGCTGACACGTTCAACATGCTCTATATGTGCGTGTTCGTTGACAGCAAAAATTCGGTGTTCAAGTTCAGCGATCTGGAAGCGTGCGCCGTCGATGTGGCGACGTGGCAGGACCATGACCCCGAAGCGCTCCGCCCCTTCGGCAATCGCCCGGTGTGGGGCGGATTTGACCCGGCACGCTCCGGCGACCTGTCAACGTTCGTTATCGTCGCGCCACCACAGCATGACGGCGAAAAGTTCCGCGTGCTACGGGTATTCAACTGGCGGGGAATGAATTTCCGCTGGCAGGCAAAGCAGATCGAGAAGCTATTTAAACACTACAACTTCACCTACCTGGGCGTTGATGTGACGGGCATCGGCTCCGGCGTATTCGACAACATCCAGCATTTTGCGCTGCGCGTGGCCGTGGCGATTCGCTATGACCGCCACACAAAGGACCAGCTGGTACTAAAAGCGGCTGACGTGGTAGGCAGCAGGCGCATTGAGTGGGACCGGGATTTGAAAGAGATCCCGGCCTCGTTTATGTCCATCCGTCACACCACGACCAGCAGCGGCAACGCCATGACGTTTGTCGCTGACCGCAGCCCGGAAACGGGCCACGCGGAGGCGTTCTGGGCCATCACGCACGCGCTCCACAATGAACCGCTT